GAAAGCAAGGTTTATAAGATCCAAAATCAAACTGTTTTAAGTGCAACGACTCTAGGGACAAATGTTGTCAACTCCAGCCTCACAGCTGTTGGCACGTTGGCCACGGGCACTTGGAACGCCACAACGATTGGCACGGCCTACGGCGGCACCGGCCAGACAACCTACACAGATGGCCAACTGCTCATCGGCAACAGCACTGGCAACACGCTTGCTAAGGCCACGTTGACAGCCGGGGATGGCATCGACGTTACCAACGGCGGCGGCAGCATCAGCCTTGCGGCTGACCTAAAGGCCAATGGCGGCCTGGTCATAGAAAGCACTGAGATAGCGGTAAATCTTGGGGCGTCTTCTATTACGGGCACGCTCGGCACTGGTGACGGCGGTACAGGGCAAACAACCTATACAGATGGCCAGCTATTGATTGGCAAAACAGACGGAACCCTGGCAAAGGCCACGCTGACAGCAGGCAGCGGCGCAACCATAACGAACGCTGACGGAGCGATCACGATTGCAGCCGCAGGCACGGGTTTGCCAACGGGTGGCGGCACTCTCACGGGCGATCTAACCCTTAGCAACCAAGCAGATCTGCGGTTTGGGGAGGCTACGGCTAACGGCTCAAACTTTGTTGCCTTCCAAGCCCCGGCCGCGATTGCTAGCGACATCACTTGGACGCTGCCATCTGCTGATGCGGCAATCTCTGGTTATGCGCTAGTCAGTGACGCTGCAGGAACCCTGAGCTGGTCTAAAGCTGGCGGCGGCGCAACAGGCGGTGGCACAGATGCGATTTTTCACGAGAATGGAAACACTGTGACCACTAGCTACACTATTGGCACAACCCTGGGCGATACGGCCAACTGTAACGCTATGTCTGCGGGGCCGGTAAGTGTTAATTCTGGGGTGGTTGTTACTATCGAATCAGGCTCTAGCTGGGTGGTGATTTAGTCATGGCTACAAGAATCACAGGCAGCGGTTTTGAAATTGAGGAGTTGCAGCTTGACGCTAGTTCGGGCTCAGGTTCAATCACTCTTAAGTCTTCTGCCAGCACGAGCCCTAGTGGCACTGATTTAACTCTGACATTCCCGCAAACTGTCGGCAGTGCCGGGCAGTTTTTGAAGAATACCGGAACAGCCGGAACGCTGGAATTTGGCGATGTACCTGATCCTAAATATGTGCAATTCAAGAGCACATCAACAAACACAAGAACATCCAGCACCAGTAATATTCCGTTTGATGATACAACCCCTCAAAATACAGAAGGGTTTGAAGTTCTAACTCTTGCAATCACACCTACATCTTCAACGAACAAGCTTCTTATCGAGGCTTTTATACCCATGTGTGATTCAAATAACCTTGGGGCATTGTGTCTTGCATTGTTTCAGGACAGCGGGGCGGATGCTATAGCAACAGCGAGCAACCTAAACGAAGCGCAAAATTTCTATGTACAACTTGGCCTTGTTCATATTATGGACGCAGGGACAACTAGCGAAACAACTTTCAAGATACGTGCGGGCTCACATCAAGGCACGTTTTTCCTAAATCGGCGGACTAGCAATCTTGTCTATAACAGCACAATGAACACGACTTTAAGGATTACGGAGATTGAGCCATGATGTATGCAAACCACTTCGCAATCTATGCGCTTTACCCTCAGGCGGTAACTATTACTGACGACGTTGGCGCGTTTGATGCTGACGGTCAGCCGATTGAGCTTGATGCCTCACTAATCGCGGCAAAAGCTGCAGAGCTAGATTTACAAGAAGAATGGGCCGCTTTCCGAGAAAAACGCAATGAGCTGCTTTTAGCGACTGATTTTTATGCTTTAGTTGATTCCACTTTGTCTGAAGAGATGAGAACATATCGGCAAGCGTTGCGGGACTTACCTGCAAACACTGCAGACCCGTCCAACCCAAGCTGGCCAACCAAGCCGGAGGCAGGCGAATGACCATCAAACTCAAAGGCACCGTTGGCGGAAGCGTCAGCTTTGTCGCCCCTTCAAACACAAGCCCATCGGGCACAGCGGTCAGCCTGACCTTGCCGACTAGCGCAGGCTCAAACGGTCAATACCTGCAGACGAATGGCAGCGGCACTTTAAGTTGGCAAACTATTGATGACACCGCAATCAGCGTTGCCGTTTTGGTTGACGAAAAAACTCAAAACACTTCAGGCGGGACGTTTACAGCTGGTGATTGGCGCACTAGAGACCTAAACACAGAAGTTTCGGACCCTGACGGCATTGCAACTATTTCAAGCAATCAATTTACGCTAGGGGCTGGCACTTATTTGATTCATTGGGATTGCCCTGCTTATGCTTGTGGCCGGCACCAATCTCGTCTCTTTGACGATACTGGGAGCGCAGTGGTGGAGGTGGGTTTATCACAATTTGCCTCAAGCGGCAACACTGTTGCAAACAGTTCATCCGGGACTGTTCTCGTAACTCCAACGGCTAACAATACCTATGAGATTCAGCATCGCGCTGATAGCACTAGTACCACCTTCGGGTTTGGGGTTGAGGGAAATTACGGCCCTGAGCATTACACACGCGTAACCATTTGGAAGGTAGCTTGATTATGGATATCAACCTTGCCATTGACCGTCTCGGCCTCAACGCTAACAGCTACAAGCTGACGCAATCCACACCCCCGCACTCCATCGTTGAATGGAACGGGCCTGATGCTCAACCAACTGAGAGTGAGCTGCAAGCTGCCTGGGATGCTTACCAGGCCACAGGTGGCGTTGAAATGGAGCAACTTCGCGAGCGCCGGAATCAACTCCTGGCGCAGACGGATTACCTGGCTTTATCTGACGTGACGCTATCGACAGAAATGGCAGAATACCGCCAAGCGTTGCGGGATTTGCCCGCGAACACAACAGACCCGGCCAACCCTGTTTGGCCTGCCAAGCCGGAGGCTTAGTCATGACTTTGAAACTAAAAGGGGATTCTGCGGGCAGCGTTAGTTTTGCGGCACCTGCTGACACCTCGCCAAGCGCGTCAGACGTTTCTTTCACGCTGCCGACAGCAGACGGCACAAACGGGCAAGTCCTGTCCACAGATGGCAGCGGTCAGCTTAGTTTTATCGATTCAAGCGCCGACAAGATTGAAGAGGGCAACACTAAGGTCGAAACCGTTGACACCGGCACAGACGGCCACATCTTGCTAGAGACTGAAGGCAGCGAACGGTTCCGCGTTGGCCCTGCTGGCCAGCTTGGTATTGCCGGCGCTAACTACGGCACAGATGGGCAAGTTCTTACCAGTACGGGAGCAAACACGGCGCCTGCCTGGGAAACTTTGCTTGAGTTTGGTGATGCAAACCTCACTCATCAAGGCTCTACGACTGCCGGAACTTATGTCATGTCCAATAACAGTCGATATTGCCGGATTGGCAATTTAATCCACTTGTTTATTGATGAGAGAGTTGAGAGTGTGACATCCGCAGGCAGTGGCACCATGCAACTGACAAATTTGCCTTACAACAGAGCCAGTACAGATACAAACTATTCGTGTCAGGCGGCGGTCTTTTCGATTCCTATGAGCCAGAGCGATCACCTTCGCGGCTTTGGTTTTATGTTTGATCACAATGAGGTTGATGTGATTAATTACTTTATGAACAGCAACAACGCCGACCCGCCATCAGCGCAGGGCGTACTTGCAGCAGGTGACCGCCTTGTCGGGGTTCTTACTTATGAGTGCACTGTTCCTTAAAAGGCTGTGCCCATTTGCTGAGTCGATAAACAGAGAACTTTTAGAGCTTGCTGAGTCTGTTGATTTTTGCAAGTCATATCAGACGAATCTGATGTGCAAAATGAGCGGCTGGCGGATGCAGGAAAATGTGCATGTTCAGGCGCTTACTTTTTGGGCTGAAAATTTGGTTTGTCAAAATTACAAAGTTACTTCTGCGAGATGCCTTGAGGTATGGGTGGCTCGATACGATTTTGATGATTATGCGAACGAACATAATCATCGCGGGTGCCAATTCTCTTTCGTTTATTTTGCAAACACTCCCAAAGGTTCCGCGCCGCTCTGTTTTACTGATTCTGAGATAACAGCAGAGGCCGGCCAGCTTGTGCTCTTTGACTCGGCAGAAAATCACAGCGTTCCTAAAAACAACTGCGAAAACCGTCTAGTTGTTGCGGGGAACATCTGGGCCAATTAGACCGTTGAGGCCACTGGCACATGACAGTTAGCGGCGAGCCTTGCACGTCATTACGTTGCCGGCGGTTTTCTTTTTATCCAATGAAAGGCCAATTTTTCCTCGGCGCTGCTTGCGTCTTGGCAGCCGCCCCTGCGATGGCTGGCCCCTACGTCAACGTGGAAAGCAACTCAGGATTCCTCGGGAGTCAGTACGGCGGCAGCATTCTTGAGGGTCATATTGGCGCCGATATTGCCTTAAATGAGGCTGCCGGTCTTTACCTGCAGGCAGGCCCTGCGCTGATCCTTCCTGATGGCGGCGACAATGACACCCAGTTCTCTGGCAAGGGTGGCATCAATGTGGCCGTTACTGAGAAGCTGGGCGCGTATGCCGAATATGGCTTCATGACCACCGACGCCGATCTGGCCTCAAACGTGAAACTTGGCGTGAAATATTCGTTCTGATTAGACTGAAGCTGTCTACACACAGACGCACAGCAGCACAACCCCGGCCGCCACTCCGGGGTCTTTTTTTAGCCATGCAAAAGGTTGTTAACGTCCTTTCGCTAATCTCGTTCGGGATCTCCGTTTGTTTGTTTGGGGCAGTACTTTACACCCTTTCAAACGCTCAGAGCATCAAAAGCCGGATGGCTCAGCAAATACAGGCTGAGGTTTTGGTTCTGGTGATGGATGCCACGGCTAAGCACATGCGGGGGATGATGCCGATGGAGACCGGCCCCGCCATGCCTTTCGGTGGCACCTGAAATCCCGCAGATCCAAATCAGGGAGATTCCGGCACCTAAGCCGCCTGTGATCCGCCCGGTGTTTTCGGGGCCCGTAATGAACTTGCCCGGATGCGTTGCGGTGCATCCTGACGGGGGGCTGAACCCGTCGCTGCTGGAGGATGACCCGAGCCGTGTTGGCTATGCGTGCCCGGATGGTGGCCTGCCTTCTATCGGGGCGATGGATTACAGGCCGAGCGAGCTAATGATTCTGGAAGGCCAAGGGCTGCAGGAGCCAGACCCGGAAGCACCGGCACCGATGACGCCTGAGCTGCCTGTGATCCCGAAAGTGCAAGCGCAGGAGGAACAGCCGCCGGAGCCTAAACGGTCAATCCCTCAGCAGATTGTTGATGGCCTGCCTGAGGTGCCTGCTGTTGTCACGACGGCATCCATCGCGCTTGTGGCTACGACTTCTGCGCTGCTGGCCAAGCCGTTAGCTGATCTGCTTCTTAAGCTAATAAAACCAGCGATTAAAAAGATCGTCGCCAAGATCAAGGCGTTGCTAGGGCGTAAGACTCGCCGGCTTTCTCTTTCTGAACGACGTCTGGCGCAAAGAGATAGGAATCGTGCGGTAATGGCTCTGCGTCGTTCTTTGGGGCGGTGATGGGGTGTTTATGAGGGGGCAGCACAACTGGCTTGGGGATCACCATTACATCAGCGCAGATTTGCGCCGCTTGGCTGCCTGGGCGGAAGATAACGCCCGCCTTGGCTAGTTCGCCACAGTG